GGTCTGGCGGAGAGTGTCAACGAAACGGCGAAGGTCGGACAGATCACCGGCACAATGGCGGATGCGATCAACTGGGCATCTGCCAGCAATGACACATGGACAAATGCTCTCAGCGGCAATGCGGCGGCACTGTCCGCATTTCAGAGCGGCGTATCCCAGGGAATGAGTGCAGAGGACGCATTCAACGAGGCACTGGCTGCCTGCGGCGATGAGCAGGAACGGCAGCAGCTGATTATCAGCACGCTGAACGGACTGTACGCCGACAGTGCGGAAACCTATCGGGAGAACAATGCGTCCATCATTGATGCACGGGAAGCAACGGTCAACTATCAGGACGCTGTGGCAGGCGTAGGAGCTGCCATGGAGCCGCTGCAAACCACCATGACCAATTTCAAGGCGAATCTGATCTCCGGCGTATCTCCTGCATTGCAGGAACTGTCTGACGCCTTCATGGATGTGATCGCCGGTGCGGACGGGGCAGAGGAAGGCATTGCATCTGCCGTTACGGGGCTGGTGGATACCGTTTCTTCTATGGCATCAGACCTGCTTCCGCAGCTTCTGGAAATGGGAACACAGATTCTCGGAGGCATTATGCAGGGGCTTGCACAGAGTACACCTACGCTGATGGCTACTGTTTCTGATATGATTCTGCAATTGATTCAGGCGATAACAGCGTTTTTACCGCAGTTCGCAGAAGCAGCCGTCACCATTGCCGGAAGCATCGTCACTCAGCTGACTGCTTTTGTGCCACAGCTGCTGCAAGCCGCAACTACGCTGCTCATGGCAATTGTAGATGCTGTACCGATGATCGTCAACACGCTTGTGCCAATGCTGCCGCAGCTGATCACAGCAATTGTGACAGCATTGCTCGGTGCAGTGCCGCAACTGTTACAGGCTGCCACGACCCTGCTCATGGCAATTGTGAATGCTCTGCCCACGATCATCACCGCACTGACGGCAGCTCTGCCGCAGATTCTCACAGCGATCACGAACTGCCTGCAAGCGTCAATTCCGGTACTGCTGCAGGCGGCGATTACACTGCTTATGGCAATCGTGGACGCACTGCCGACGATCATTGACGCACTGGTGGCTGCAATTCCGGTCATCATCACCACGCTGGTGGACTTTTTCACGAACAACATCGACACCATTCTGGATGCAGCCATTCAGCTGCTGATGGCTCTGGTGGATGCGATTCCGGAAATTCTGGTGGCTCTGGGCAATGCACTGCCACAGATCATCAGTGCGATTCTGAATGCCGTGGTAGACGCTGTGCCGAAGCTGCTGAAAAAATCAAGGGAACTGTTCGGGAAGATTATGGAGGCACTAGGCGAACTGCTGGGCAAGCTGCCCGGCAAGATGCTTGAGGTACGGGATTCCATTGTCAACGGCATCCGCAATTTCCTCGGCTCTATCGGTTCTGCCGCAGCGGACATTGTCAGTGCGATCTGGGATCACATCAAGGAACTGCCGGGCATGATGCTGGACGTAGGACGAGATCTGGTGGAAGGTTTGTGGAACGGTATCAGTGACATGGTGGGCTGGATCGGGGACAAGATCTCCGGATTCGGCGACAGTGTACTGGGCGGACTGAAAGACTTTTTCGGCATTGCGTCGCCGTCCAAGGTGATGCGTGACGAGGTCGGCAAGTTCCTGCCTGCCGGCATTGCGATCGGCATTGAGGATTCCACCCTGTCCGCTGTGAAGTCTGTCCGCAGCATGGCAGACAAGCTGCGAAATACTGCGGTAGAGAGTCTGAACGGCATGACGTCCGGTGCAGCATACCGAATGCAGCAGAACCCCATGACGGCAGCTGTCCGGAAAAATGCCGCTGTCGTCAACAACTACTATAAGACCGACAACAGCCGAACGGTAAACCAGACCAACAACAGCCCCAAGGCACTGTCCCGTCTGGAGATCTATCGGCAGACCAACAACGCACTGAACCGGTGAGGTGAACCATAATGAAATACCATTTGATTCTGGAAAACGCCGCCGGAGAGCAGCTGGACATGAGCACAACGGCAAACCGTTATATGATGTCAAAAGTCACCGGACTGGACCCGCCCGGTGCGACGATCAGCACGGCGACCTATGCCACCATGAACGGCAGCCAGCTGAACCGGGCGTTTCTGGAAAAGCGGAACATCGTCATTTCCTTTGAAATGCGTGGTGTCGGCGTGGAGAAACGGCGGCACAGGCTATATCGTGTGGCAAAGCCGTCGGAATACATCAAGGTGTATTACCGGACATCCAACATCGATGTCTATACAGAGGGGGTTGTGGAAACCTGTGAGCCGTCCCGGTTTGATATGCCGGTATCCGGTCAGATCAGCATCCTCTGTCCGGACGTATACTTCTACAGTACGCAGGACACCATTGTGCAGCACGGCAGTATCGTCAGCGGTTTTAAGTTTCCGTTTGCTATTGCAGAAAAGCCCGGTGTGCCGCTGGGCGTGTATCGGACCGACAACAGCATCACCATACAGAACAACGGTGACACCATCGGCATGGAGATCACGCTGGAAGCCAAAGGCGGCATCGTAGGAACGCCGACGATCTATAACGCCGACACCGGAGCCTATCTCCGGATCACCGGGGATATTCTGGAGGGCGACAAGATCACCATTACCACCAGACACGGACACCGCACGGTGACGCTGACAAGAAACGGCGTTTCCACGCCGATCATGAACCGATGGGTGTCTGGTTCTGACTGGCTGGAGCTTCCCACAGGGGAATCCCATTTTTATCTCACGGCAATGAAAGGGCTGAAATATCTGATCGTGACATTTCGGCATACAGATGCCTATCTGGGGGTGTGACAGTGTATCTGGAAATTTTTCAGACCGCCAGTGCGGAAAACGGTCTGGGCGTAACGCTCACCGGCATATGCGACACGTTTTCCAGTCTGATCTGGGACGTGGAGTATTTTTCACCGGGAAAGTTTGAGGTGTACGTTTCCGCCAATGCGGACACCATCGCCCTGTTCCGGCGTGGGAACATTGTGGGCAGAAGTGACGACAAGCGGCACTACGGCATCATTGAGGGCGTGTATCTGCGGACAGATGCGGAGAACGGCGACTATCTGACGATCTCCGGACGGTTTCTCATGTGCCTGCTCAGCCGCCGCATCATCACGCCTACGCTGTCGTTTACGGCATACCGCACATACGGCGAGATCGTGCAGACCGCCGTCCAGAAAAACTGCATCACCCCGTGGACGGCGGCTGAGCGTGGAATCCCGTCCCTGAAAATCGGCACAGTGTCCGGGGAATGCTGGGAGATCAAGAACGTCTTGCAGGTCAGCTATGAGAACCTCATGGACTGGATCTATACCGTGTGCCGGAACATTGGCGGCACTGCCAACATCCGGCTGCGTGAAGTCGATACCGGCAAGTACGCCATGTTTCTGGAACTGTCACAGGGGACAGACCGCAGCATCATGCAGCGGGAAAATATGCCGGTGGTATTTTCCGATGCCTATGACAATCTGCTGACGTACATCTATAATTCGGACTATTCCGAATACCGGAACTATGCCTATATCTACGGCGAAGGAGAAGGAATCCGGCGGCAGTCCGCTGCCTGCTATTCCGGAGAGGAAACGCCGACGGGGCTGTCACGCTATGAGATCTATGTCAATGCAAGCGACTTGTCGCAGACGATCCGGAACGACGACGGCAGCGAAACTGTGGTTTCCGAATCGGAGTATAAAGAAATGCTGCGGGAACGCGGCACAGAGAATCTGGTTGCTCCCGTGCTGTCCAGTGAGGCAACCATTGTGACGGAGAGCCATCAGTTTGTCTATGGAAAAGATTATCAGGTCGGCGATTTTGTCACCATGCAGCACACCGGATACGGCATACAGATCCCACGGGTGCGGCTGGTGGGCATGATCGAAAGCTTTGACAGTGAAGGCTATGGGCTGACACCTGTCGTACAGGAATGAGGTGCATCAAAATGGAATGTGGTTTTTTCAACAGCAAAGGAGAGGACAGGCTCTATAATGCAGAGCATTTCACAAGCTATCTGTCCAGTATGATCTGCAACGGCGTGCAGGATACTGTGGGCGAATGCTTTGCCCCGTCTGTGTCTGAGGGCGACGGTCTGTTGCTGACCATCGGCAGCGGCAAGGCGTGGATCAATGGGCATTACGCACAGACAACGACCAGCGAAAAGCTGGATCTCTCTGCATATGTAGACGAATCTCTGGGACGGTGTGTTGCTGTCGGTGTCTACTGTGATACTAGCGAATCGGTGCGGGACTGCGGCTTTGAAGTACTTGCCGGCACCTGCTCCGGCAGTCCCAGACCGCCGAAATTTTCCAACACGGAGAGCAGGACATATCTGACGATCTGCACCGTGCGTCTGCGTCCCGGTGCAGCGTCTATCCTCAGCGGCGACGTGACGGACTGTAGGAACGACGAAACCCTCTGCGGCTACTGCAAGTGTATTCTGGGCAAATGCAGAGTGACGGAGATGCTTGCCGAAATGGCAAAGACAAACGCCACACTGGACGAACTGCAAAAGCGGCTGGATGAAATGAACAGTCAGATCACCGAGATGCAGACGAAGGTGGACGATCTGACGGCAGGCGAGATCCTGGCGACCGGACAGTGCGGCGAGAATGTTTACTATGTACTTTATGACAGCGGCAAGCTGCTGCTGCGTGGCTCTGGTGCAACGTATGACTATGAGATCAGCGGCTCTCCGTTTTATGAAAACGGGGAGATCAAAAAGCTGGTTGTCAGCGAGGGCATCACCGAGATCGGCAACAGCCTTTTCGATCACTGCCGGAATATCGCTGCGGTAAGTTTCCCGAATACGCTTACCCGAATCGGAAAGCGTGCTTTCTTTGCGTATGCAGACGGCGAACTGGCGGCACTGGAGTTCCCGTCCTCTGTCACCACCATCGGAGACGAGGCGTTCTCTGACCAGGGCATGACATCTGTTACACTGCCGAAAACATTGACAACACTGGGAACCTACCTGTTCCGGAGTGCGGATAACTTGCAGAGTGTTCGGGTGGAGTGTGCAGAGATTCCGGCGTTCTGCTTTGTGAGCTGCGGAAAGCTGAGTCAGATGACACTCAGCAAGAACGTGAAGAAGATCGGTGCAAACATCATCAATTACTGCACACAGCTGAAAACGATCACCTATGAGGGCAGTCTGGAAGAGTGGAAGGCAGTTGAAAAGTATGCGAACTGGGACGGCAACAGCGGCAGCACCAACCCCGGCTATCTGGACAATATTGTCTGCATAGACGGAACAATGGTCTATGACCGTGACAACAAGACATGGAATGAGGTGAAAAGCTGATGCTGAAATTTTGCATCTATGGGCAGAAAATGGAACTGATAAACCGTCAGACGATCGCCGATCAGCAGATCTGTTTCGTGGATATGTGCTTTCTGTTCTCTCCGGACTGGGAACAGATGGACAAAACGGCACAGTTCGCACAGGGCGAAAAGACCTATAACGTGCATCTAGGCACGGGAAACGTCTGCCGCTGCCTGCTCCCGGCGGAGCTGCAAACCGGATGTGTCAGCGTCAGCGTGTTCGGCTATGCGGCGGACGGCTCAGTCCGTGCAACGACCGTTCCCCTAGGCATCGGCATCAAGCGTTCCGGCTTCCGGGGCGACGGCGAAACGCCGATCCCACCCACGCCGGATTTGTATGCACAGCTGATCGCAGAGATTGACAAAAAGATTGCAGATGTCCATGACGGCAAAGACGGCGTGGACGGCAAATCTGCCTATCAGATTGCCGTGGACAACGGGTATCCCGGTACGGAGCAGGCGTGGCTTGCATCTCTCAAAGGGGACAAGGGCGACACCGGCGAACCGGGAGCAGCCGGCGAAAAGGGTGAACCTGGCGAAAAAGGTGACACCGGAGCTGCCGGAAAAGACGGCAGGGACGGCACAGACGGTGCGGCAGGGCGTGACGGAGTAAACGGTGCGTCTGCCTATGAGATCGCCGTACAGCACGGCTACGGCGGCTCAGAAACGGCATGGCTGGAATCCCTGCACGGTGCGGACGGAGCAAAGGGCGATACCGGAGCAGCTGGTGCCAAAGGTGAAAAAGGTGACATCGGAGCGACCGGTGCCAAAGGCGAAAAAGGGGATAAGGGCGACCCAGGAGCAGCTGGTGCCGCTGGCAAAGACGGAGCCGCCGGAAAGTCCGCTTATCAGATCGCAGTCGCCAGCGGCTTTGATGGCACGGAGCAGGCGTGGCTTGCATCTCTCAAAGGCGAAAAGGGAGATAAAGGTGACACAGGAGCAGCTGGTGCCAAAGGTGAGAAAGGGGATAAAGGCGACCCCGGGAAAGACGGTACAGATGTAGACCTCACGCTGTATGCTAAAAAAAACGACTTGGCAGCGTACTTGCCGAAATCTGGCGGCATGATGTCGGGCGATATTGATATGCAGACCAGCAAAAAAGAAGTGTTAATTGGTACGCAGAAAGCGAATTCGTCTGACGGAACGGCGGTTGCGGGAGGAATTATTGAAAAACGTACAAATATGACGAGTACCATTCCTGAGATGAGATCGTTCATCGGATCTTTCCATAACACGGACATTGATAGATTTTACAGCTTAATATCTGTTAGACATCGAAACGGTCACAACGATGGAAGCTTATATGGAATGTACATTTTCAGCGATCTGATAAGTGCTGATGGAAATTTGAAATGGGGAAAACAAACGGCGTCAGGAAAATGGACAGATGATTTTGTGCTGCTGGATAGTAGAAATTACGGAAGCTATGCCCTACCCAAAGACGGAACGGCGAAAAAAGCCGAAACGCTGACAGATAGCGGCTGGATTATCCCAACATTTCCTAGTGGCATCAAAGAAAGCTCAATCCGATACCGCAAACAAGGAAAAATCGTAACTGTGACCGGATACGTTCGTTTTTCAACCGCAGTGTCATCAAAAACAGTAACAACGCTTCCTGCTGGATACAGACCGCCGAGTAAGATAAAAACATGCAACGTTGTCGACGGCGCTACGGAAGTATATACAGTAACGATAGGAACTGACGGATCGATTCTTTTCTCTGGAATAAGACAGGGATTCTTTACCGCTGGAACCGACTATTACATGCACTGTACGTTTTTTGTAGATTAACATTTAACTCAGCCCTTTTGTGTTTTATTGACTGACTAGGAGGAAAATCACATGAAAGAAACCATCTGTACCATCGTCGGCATTGTCGGCAGTTTTATTGCCGGGCTGTTCGGCGGCTGGGATGCGTCCATGGTCACGCTGCTGCTGTTCATGGGCGTGGATTACATCACAGGGATTGCGGTGGCAGCCTGCGGCAAGTCCCCGAAATCAGACACCGGCAGACTGTCCAGCAAGATCGGCTGGCGCGGTCTGGCAAAGAAATGCGTCTCCCTGCTGCTGGTTCTGGTGGCGGTACGCCTGGATATTACCCTGGGCACATCGTACATCCGGGACGCGGTGTGCATCGCGTTTACCGTCAACGAGCTGATTTCCATCACGGAAAATGCGGGGCTGCTGGGCGTGCCGCTGCCAGGAATTTTGACGAAAGCAATCGAACTGTTACAGAACAAAGGAAAGGATGAATGATTATGGCAATCTTAACACCTGACAAAACAACGACTCTGAATGGAGTAAAAATCAACGAGTATTTACTCACCAAACACAATCCCAACCACATCGATATGCCCTCTGTTTCCATGGCGGGGAAAATCATCGGTGTGACCGTCCATAACACGGACTGGATCACCGTAGCAAGCGGAACAACCCCTGCGGAACAGTACACAAGGGCGACGGTCAATAACAACATGAGGGACGTGCGAGTTCACTATTATGTGGATAGCGTGTGTGCATGGCAGAATCTGCCCCACAGCCTGAGTGGTTGGCACGCTGCTGATGGCTCTGGAAACGGCAACAGAAGAACCATTGCCATCGAGTGCATTATGTCCTCTTCGTACAATTCTACCGATAAGAAGTCGGAGGATAATGCAGCAAAATTGGCAGCTGCACTTCTGAAACAGTATGGATTGGACATCAACCATCTCTACACGCATACCCACTGGCTGAATGTTCGTGACGGACGAAACGGAACGATTGACCAATTGAACACCATGTACAATCGGTACAAAATGTGTCCGGCGTACATTTTGCCGCATTGGGCGGAGTTCAAGAAAAAGGTACAGTCTTATTTGAATGCAGGAACTTCCACTATTTCTGCACCTTCTACAAAGCAGCTTTACCGGGTAAGAAAGTCTTGGGCAGATGCAAAGTCGCAGCTGGGGGCATATTCTTCCTTAGAAAATGCGAAGAAAGCTTGCAAGGTCGGATATTCTGTATTTGATTCCAATGGGAAGGCGGTGTATACCAACAGCAGATCCGGGAAGTTTGCGAAAGGCCAGGCGGTGCACATCGGCAGCAATGTACCGCTGTTCGCCAACGAAACTACTACCACACCTGCTTCACGGCTGACCGCCGGAACGTACTACATCTACGACGGCGTGCCTTGTAAGTTGGGACGGTATCGCATCACCACTACGGCGGCGAACTGCGGCAGGACACCAGTCGGGAAGTTTGTCACAGGGTATGTGTCTTGGGATAATTTCAAGTAACACTTGCAGCACGTTGCCAGTATTGACGAGAAATTGAACGGATAAAACAGCGGTGAAACGCCGTTTATAGGTAGTAAAAAACGCTCTTGAACGTGGTGTTCAGGAGCGTTTTTTTCGTTTTGCGTGTCAGTTTTTTGCGTTTTGCGTGGCAGGCTACACAAGTCACGCCCAACAGCAGTCCAAGGGACACGCCAATGACAATACCGATAAGAACGCATTTTTTCTCCGGAAATTCCTGTTCCGGCAGAATCGTCTTTTTGCGTTTGTGCATACTCATACGCTCAGCTTCTTTTCCATCATCCATACAGTCAGCAGGTAACCCGCTACAGAGCCTGCAATGCAGAGCAGCATAGTCGGCAGATAGATTGCCGGCTGAAACAACACGTGGAGAAAATCTCCCAAGAACACTGTGCTGGATAGTCCGCTTTCCTGTGTGAGCATGATTTCTCCTTCGTTATCCAGACCAGAAGCCAGATGCGTTGTGAACAGTCCGCCCAACATGCTGACCGCATTGATAATCACAAACCAGAGAATCACTGCCAGAATGGTGCGTCCTTTCTGATTGCCCATTACAGTTTTCAGCAGAGTAATCACAACATATGCTGTAATGACCTGGAAAATAAACGAGATCACCATATTCAGAATGTACATTGCCAATCCGAAA